AAGTTTAGTATGTCTAAAGTAAACCCTATGACAGGTAAGTCTGAGTTTAAGCCTAGTATTGAGTTTCGGGGTAGTAAAGAGCAAGCTCTTATGGGGTTAGATCAGGCGGCTGCTATGGCGTTTGCTATTGCTGTTCTATATCCTATGCTAGATTATGGTGCTCAGGTATTGACTGATAATAAGAATGCACACTTACGTCAAGCAGGCCCATATCACCTCTTCGAGGCTGTTAAACTTGTGTCTTCCGGTGATAAAGAGCCACTCAGTATATTACAACCGATCTTTACTTTTAACCCAGTCTTGTTAGCTGGTGTTCAATTACCTTTTAATAGGGAATTCTATACAGGTAAGCAGATTTACCATCCGTCAGATAAAACTTCTCTCATTGCGAAAGATTTGAGTTTGTATGGAGCTAGACAGATACCACAAGTATCTACTGGGTTACGTACATCAGATGAGAAAGCCGGTGGGTGGAAGCAGTGGTTACCATTACAGCTTGACATTAAGACACAAACTAATCAACAGGTAAAAAATAAAGAGAAGTGGAAACAGCGTAATCAATCAGCGGCTAGAAAGCGCTATAACGAGTCTAAAAAAGGAGATTAGTATGGCACATATACCACCTATCCCGAGGGATAGTATAGGAGAGGGTCATCCGTGGAGAGAGTGGTTCTTTCGTGTAGGAGAGGCACTTGAAACAGATAATGTAGGGCAGGTCACAATGCCAGCAGGAGCGGCTACTGTTACATTGACTAGCAGATTAATAACTTCTTCCTCCAAGATCTTTTTAACTTTTGCTAGTAACCCAGGTACAAGTGTTAGTTTATATTCTGTTCCTACCAGTGGTAGTGCTGCTATTAACGCTACTGCTACTATTGCTAATACAGCTACTATTAATTATCAAATTAATAATTAGGATTAAAGTAGGTGATCTGTCTGTAACAGAAGCATAAAAAGAAGCCCAGCCTCCTTAATGGAAAGCTGGGCTTTTCTTTATTTAACTACCGCATGTACCACCACTCTGCAATGGAATGTTTACGCTCCACAGGTGCCGCCACGGTTTGATATTTCACAAATATCATTCTCTTGAAACACTGTTCCTTTGTGCTTAAGAGCTTCATTATAATCTACTTCTACTAAGGGCTGCCCACCACGAGCTCCATCGGGATAGCAAGTAAATCCCCTCAAGCGAGGAGCATACTTAGCAAGTGTCTCAGCAAAGCGCCCAACTTGATTTTCGTTGTTATATTTACTTCCCCAGGGTGGTAAGTTAATGGTGCTTGAGATTGACATGTCAACGTAGTCTTGTATGTCTGCTTGGAACTTGATTCGTTGCTCGTAGTCGTTGCTTAATTTGTAGGCAGTATCAATTGTTTCTGGGGCAATAGAATATCGCTTGATGAGGTTGTCGGCGGTGGCGTCAACAACGTACTCATATTTCCACTTTGTACCATCGGTAAGATAACGCCTCTTGTAAGCGACAGCGAATAGTGGTTCAATTCCTGTAGTAGTACTTGCAAGAATTCCGATGCTACCAGTGGGGGCAATTGCTCTAAATGCGACTGGACGACTGATAAACAGTCTGTCACAATGTTCGTTCCCGCTTCGTTCTGATTCATCTTTATATACCTTTAACCATTCATGAAGTTCAGGAGTTACTTCGTACTTACTTCCCCGTTGTAGCAACCACTCGTGGATTCCCATGAGACCAAGTCCTAGCCGTCTATTTTTCTCTCGTACTTTGTATACCTTCTCATAAGGTAGTTCAGCACGAATAGTACCACAAACAAGGAACTTAGTTGCAAGGTCGACCACATCTTTAAAAGTTGAAAGGCTATCAATATTCCCAATATTGATTGAGCCCAAGTTACAAACGTCTGAATCATCTTCACTAGTCACCTCTGTGCAAGCATTTCTTAGCGTTTCATTTTCATGTTTACCAAAGTTAAAACTAAACCCAGGCTCCCCTGTTCTCATTGCCTGATAACAGTTCTCTAAGAATGTTGGATCTAGGTTTGACCTGGTTGCTTGCCTGTTCTGAGTTTCTTTAAGCCAGCTTGAGTCATAATTAACAGAGATGTTAGTCATATCTAACGGAGCTGGGAAGTTAAAGTCACTCTCCTTTTCTAATCGAATCCGTTCTCCCCAGTTTTTTGTTTTAAGAAAATCGCCAATGTCTTCGTGTCGCCAGTTAAGTGACGCATAGATCGCAGACCGTCGGCTACCGCCCTGCATAACATTACGTCCGATTTCATTGATACTTGACATGAGCGGGATAGGGCCGGAAGCAATGCCTCCAGTTCGGTGCAAAGCTGCGCCACTCGGTCGAAGTCTGCTGTAGTCAATTCCAATTCCGCCTCCAGTCATAAGACAAGACATAGCACGCCAAGTTACATTACTCCATTCTTCTCTGGTATCTTCTTCTGCTCGGAGAAGGTAGCAGTTATTGTAAAACTTAGCGTGCCTACCCGCATAGTAGAGATACCTTCCTCCAGGTATGAATTGCATTCGTTTAATGTACTCAACAAGCTGTTCACAATCTTCTCTGGAAAGCAATGATCGCTCAGTTCCCCCTCTTGTACCACAGACATCCTCAACAAGCCTCTCGGCGAGAGCGTCCCACGTATCACTAGGTCCGTTTTTGTACTTGGCATTAAATATATTCTCCGCGAAGGTAGTTTTAAATCGATTTATTTGCATTGTATTCCTTGATTAGTAGGAGAGTTTCTTTTTCATTTATTTTTCTTAACTGGTAAGCTAGTTTGCCTTTAATAATCTCTTTCTTCATTTTCCTGTAACTCATTTGTTTCTGCTTGCCAGTCCGCATGAAGCTTGTCATAATTATCCTCAATGAAGTCTACAAATCTATCTATAATCTCTTCACTGCTAATATCTAAAAGTTCTAGTAGACTTACTTCATCTTGTTTTTTTAGCCATCCGATTATATCTTCTATTGTTGCACTCATACTATGCGGCCACTGTTTGTTTATACGTTAGATTCTTGCGGTCTTTAAACCAAGCACTACAAGCTGAACATTGATATCGTTGATACTTACCTACCGCTGTGTAAGTAAACCCCCTGCGAGTGTAAATAGTACATCCACAGGTAGGGCAAGCAATGTCAGTATCATCAATATATAAAGTATAGTTAGGATGATTCTTAATCCACGGAAGAAATTTGACATACAGTTTCTCTAATAGTATTACATCTTGTTTATTATATTCTTCCATATCACGCCAAGCATCTTTCTTTTTTGCCATGCAGTCAATCCACAGTTCATGTCCCTTGTGTTTGATCTTCTTGCCTAAGTCTAATGATTGAGCTATGTAATCAAGTTTGTTTGATGGAAAACGAAAGGCTTCTCTAGAAGTTTTAAGAAGATCTATTTGTCTGTAAGGAGATGGTGGTGACATACCATTAAGAATAAACTCTTTATTCAAAGTTGGAATGTCAAACTTAGTGCCATTGTAGTGAACAACGGCATCACTCTCACTTAGTAGCTCGTGGATTTTCTTTAGCATCTTCTTTGGTGTGTCTAGGATAGAGCTATACATGATCTCCTCCTCCCCATACCATTTAGCTGCCCAGCATAGAACATAACCACTATCTATAATTTGAGGAAGACCTACATTTTGTTGCCAGAGTCCCCAGACATGTACCAAGTTTGGAGCAGTCTCAATATCTAAGAGTAGTAGTTTAATGTTGGTATCCTTCCATTGCAGTAATAGGAATAGAGCCATTCATTACCAGAAAAGTTAGTCCTGCTGTTATAACAAGGTCTAATTCTTCGTCTGAAAACTCTCCTTTAAAGGTGACGCTTCCTTCTTCGAGTTTAATAGTCTTTTCGATAAACATATTTTGTGGAGTTCCTTTATAGTTTTAGGCGGAGGTTTAGTTTTCCAGCAGAACCAGATGATGTCGTTAGCATTACACCAATCTCCGTAGGTAGTATTACTTCGCCGTGTTATTTTATTATTAGAGTTTTGAAAGAGTAGGACTATTTCTTTATCAGGATGTTGATCTTTCAGGAGTAGATGTTTCTTTCTGTCATCCATACTCAACTTCCCTTTTGTTTCTATGAATAGATTTTCTATTTTAGTAGGAGTGAAGTCTGGATTGTAGGTACGATTTACAGAGGGTTGCTGGAATTTTATTTTAGTTACTTCATATTCCAGTTGATCTTTATAATAGGCAGCTACATCAGCCTCAAAGTTAGACTTGTACTTGTCGGTGCGTTTAATTCGTCGCATAGTTTACTATATCTAGTGGACTTCCTAGACCACTTCCCCATCTGCCAGTAGCCCTCCAGACTGCTG